CATCAAGCAAAAATTCGCTGTTTTGCGCAATTCTGTCTGGGAGAAATTCAAAAAGATCCAAGAAGAACATCCAAACATCTTTTTTGGGCTGAAAATCGCGGCTCTGGTTATTACCATCATCGGAATGTTGTATGCAGCATACAGTTTGTACGACACATTGAGAGATAAAGATGAAAAAGATCAGATGCATTCCGAAGCAATACCAATCAACCAAATTGAGACTCTGAATTTGAATCGCAACTATGGTGAAGCACATTATGAAGATGGACGAACCAAGAAGATAAAGACGGCGACCAAATTTGGTGAAGGAGCTTACGCAGGAGACCCAAAAACACGACAAGTGAAAAATGGTCAATTGTACATGGAATCTGGGAAAACCAAAATTCCATACAAGCAATTCCGGAGAATGACACAAAGTTCCGGCGGAAAAGGTGAAGCAATGGAGGCTAGGAAACAATCCAAAATTCCATACAATCAATTCCGAAGGATGACAGAAAGTTCTTGTGGGAATGGTGAAGCTGATCTCGAACAAGTTGTTAGCGATCAGGTAGTTGTACCCAAAGAAAGGATTGTGAGCGATCGGCTTCCAATCGCACCGAGACACCAATATGTTAATCTCGGTGAATTGAATGTCGAAGGAGATTCTCCAAACATCCATCCAGTTCTCTTGAAATATAGAGAAAAGGAGAGACTGTCTGCTGAGGCAGCAATTGATCCACAAACGGCGTCGTTCATACGGAGTTCATTGGTAAAAAATCGAGTTTCGATTTACGCTGATCGTTCCGGAACACCTACAATTGGTGGGTTCTTCGTTGCTGGGCAATGCTTGATAATGCCACACCATTACTTTATTGGAACGCAACAAAATCACTTCTTCATCCAGGACCAATTGATGAAAAATCCGCAACAATTCATAGAAGTTGATTTGGATACACTTGAACCAGATGTTGATTACCATATCGACAGTGCTCGTGATTTTGTGATGGTTAAAGTTCCAAATTGTCGTTCCTACACTGACATTACAAAGCATTTTGTCTCTGAAGACAAATATGCATCTGTGAAACAAATATGCTTCTCAGCATCGG